CTCCACCTACGCCTCCTGGTGGATCCGCCAGGCGGTGACGCGGGCCCTGGCGGACCAGAGCCGCACGATCCGCGCGCCGGTCCACATGCAGACCGACATCATTGCCCACGCCCGCGCACGGTCGGCGCTCACGCAGGAGCACGGGCGGGCGCCCACGCGGGCGGAGGTGCAGGCGCGGCTCGGCTGGAAGGACGAGCGCCTGGAGCGACTGGAGCGGACGCTGGCGCCGACGCTCTCCCTGGAGGCGCCGGTCACGAACGGGACCAGCTTCGACCCAGGCGACACGATGCTGCGCGACCTGATCGCCGCGCCGGAGGACGACATCGAGGAGCGGGCCGCCGCAAGCGAGCTGCGGGAGCAGCTGGCGGCGGCGCTCGGCCAGCTCTCCGAGCGCGAGCGCGAGGTGCTCACGCTGCGCTTCGGCCTGGACGGCGAGGCCCGCACGCTGGCGGAGGTCGGCGAGGCCATCGGCACGACGCGCGAGCGGGCGCGGCAGGTCCAGGAGAACGCGCTCGACACGCTGCGCGGCCTCCCGAACGTGCGGGCGCTCGTCAGCTACCTGCGGGAGGCCTGAGATGGTGGACGAGTGGGAGCCGGACCCGCTCCGCCGGGCCGAGCTCGAGCTGCGCGACGCCGAGCGGGAGCTCGATCGCTGGAAGCGCGAGCAGGACACCGCCACCGAGCCCGGCCGCCGCACCGTGGCCGGGCACTGGATCGCCTACTACGGCCAGCAGCGTGACCGCTGGCGCACGCGCCTCGCGGCGCTGCGGCGGGAGCGGGCCGCGCCGCTCGGATAAAGGACAGGCCCCATGAGCGAGTTCCTGCCGAACAGTTTCCAGACCCCGAACGCCTACATCGATCGCTTCATGCACCTGCTCACCGCTGAGGAGTGGAAGGTGCTGAGCTACGCCGCACGGCGGATCTTTGGGTTCGGAAAGCGCCAGGACCGAATCAGCCTGTCCCAGTTCACCAGCGGCGTGGTGGACCGCAAGGCCGGGCGGCGCCTGGACCACGGCACCGGGCTCAGCAAGCCCGCGGTGATGCACGCCCTGGCGGCCCTGAAGCACTTCGGGCTGGTGGTGGAGGTGGAGCCCGGCGACGCGCGCCGCACCATCGCCGCCCTCTACGAGCTGCAGCTCGATAGCGACCGGGTCAACCTGGCGGGCCTCGAAGCGCGCCAGGCAGAGCACTACGCACGCGGCCGCACGCGCACAAGCACCGCACGCACGAAGCGCCACGCCGACCTGGTCAGTCCCACTGACCAGGTAAGTCCGACTGACCAGGTAAGCGCGGATGACCTGGTCAGTCCCACTGACCAGACCTGGTCAGTCCCACTGACCAGACCTGGTCAGTCCCACTTACCAACAATAACCAGTAGAAACACAGTAGAAAACCAGTTGGTTGCGCGCGCGTCTGACGACGCGCCGCCCCCCACACTGGCAGAGCCCACACCCGCACCCCCGAAGCGCCCGCCTCGGAAGGGGAAGGCGCGGCCGGCAGCTGTGCCGGACACCACCCCGGCCGTTATCCGCGAGGCGCTGGCCCACGAGTGCGCGGCCGAGTCGGGGCGGATGCTGGCGCGGGTAAACACGGTTGCCAAAAGCATCTGGGCGCGGCAGCAGGGGCGCAAGCCGCCGCGCACGGCCGAACAGACGGCCGCCGCAATGCCGGAGGTGTCCGAGTACCTGCGGACGATGGTCTACCCCTACAAGGACGGCCAGCCGCTCACACCCGAGGCCTTTGACGACCAGTGGGTGAATGCCGCCCAGTGGCAGGCCGAGCGGCGCCGGCCGCCGGTTGACGACCTACGCGCGCCGCCCCCGCCGCCGGATGCCCCGCGCCGCCTGTCCCCGAAGGAGGCGGCCGCGCGGGTGCGCGAGCTCGAGGCGGCGCGCACGACAGGAGGGACCGATGCACCCCGCGCCCCCGTATGATACCGACGCCGAGGAGGCGGTCCTCGGCGCGATCCTCTACCAGCCGGACGCGCTGCTGGACGTGGCCAGCATCCTGCAGCCGGTGGACTTCTACCTCGCCAAGCACCAGCAGATCTACACGGCCATGCTCGCCTGCCAGCGCGAGCGCACGCCGGCGGATGCGCTGCTGGTGCAGACCCGCCTGCGCAACAGCGGCCAGCTGGACGCCGTGGGCGGCTTCCCCTTCCTGGTCCACCTGACCGAGGCTGCCCCGCTCGTCTCCCGCGCCCCGCACCTGGCGCGCATCGTGGCGGACCTGGCCACGCGGCGGCGGCTGGTGGCAGCGGCCGGGGCCATCGCGCAGGTGGCGCACGCCACGGACCGGCCGCTGGACGAGGTGCTGGCCGATGCGGCGCTGCAGCTGGCCAGCGCGGGCCGGCGCCAGGACAGCGCGCTCGTGTCGCTGCGCCAGGTGGCGGACGAGCTGTACGACGGGCTGCAGACCGGCGAGAGCCGCGTGATCTACACCGGCCTGCGCGACCTGGACGCGCTGCTCGGCGGCCTGGCGGGCGGCGACCTCACCATCATTGCCGGGCGGCCGGGCCACGGCAAGAGCGCGCTGGCGCTCACCATCGCGGACACGCTCGCGCAGGCCCAGCAGCACGTGGCGTACTTCAGCCTGGAGATGCGCCGCACCGAGCTGGCGCAGCGCCTGATCGCGATGCGCACCGGCGTGGGCGCGCAGACGCAGCGCCAGCACCGCTACACGGACGCCGAGCTCGAGGCGGTGCTGGCGGCCGTGGGCGCGATCGCCGAGCTGCCGATCGCCATCCACGACCAGCGCGGCCTGACGGTGGACGACGTGCGGGCGCGGACGCTGCGCCACGCGCAGGCGGTGGGCTCGCTCACGGCGGTGGTGGTGGACTACCTGACGCTGATCACGGCCGAGCAGGCGCGCGGCTCCAACCGGGCGCAGGCGGTGGGCGAGATCAGCCGCGGCCTCAAGCGCCTCGCCGGCGAGGCCGACTGCCCGGTGATCGCCCTCGCCCAGCTCAACCGCCAGCTGGACGGCCGCACGGGCTGGCGGCCGACGCTCTCCGACCTGAAGGAGTCGGGCGACATCGAGGCCGACGCGGACCAGGTGGTGTTCATCGTCCGGCCGGAGCTGTTCGAAACCGACCCGCAGCGGAAGGCCGCCGCGGCGGGAGTCGCCAAGCTCTACGTGGAGAAGAACCGGCACGGGCCGCCCGGCGTGGCGGTGGTGCAGTTCGACGGCGTGCGCACGACGCTGCGCGACCTGGCGCCGCGCTGGCGCGATGCGGAGGGCTACGAGCATGACAACAACGACTGACTGGATCCGACCGGCCGGCGGCGGGCCGGCGCTGACGCTCGCGGAGGCCTGCGCGGCCTTCGACGTCGGCACGGTGGTGGAGCGACACGGCACGTGGGCGGTCACGGACTGGGGGCTGGCGTCGCTCCAGACCAGCTACCACATCCCCGCCGAGCGCCTGCACACGTCCGACTGGTGCGACCACATGGCCGAGAAGCGCTGGGTGGTGGCGGCCGACTTCCGCGCCGCCTACGCCGCCGCCTGCGCCTACCACGCGCCTGGCCGGCGCCGCGCCGCGTAGGCTTCCCCTTCCCCTGTGCCTTCCCCCTCTTAGCGACACATGAGGTTCCCATGCCCCCACGACGATCGACCGGAGTCTACCCGGCCGACTGGCCTGCCATCGCGCAGGCCGTGAAGGACGCCGCGGCCTGGCGCTGTGTGCGGTGCGACCACCCGCACGACCCGCCGGCCGGCTACACGCTGACCGTGCACCACCTGGACCTGGACCCGAGCAACTGCGCGTGGTGGAACCTGCCGCCCCTGTGCCAGCGCTGCCACCTGCACATCCAGGGCAAGGTGGTGATGGAGCGCGTGTGGATGTTCGAGCACACCCCTTGGTTCCGCCCCTACGTGGCCGGCTACTACGCGCACCGCCACGGCCTGCCGACCGAGCGCGCCTGGTGCGAGGCCAACGCCGACGCCCTGATCGCGCTCGGCCAGGGCCGCCTGGAGCTGCACGAGGTGCCCGCGTGATCGACTACACCACCTTCCTGGCGGAGAAGCGACTGACCGCCGAGCGGGCCGGCTTCGAGCCGGCGCCGGCGCACGGTCGCCTGTTCCCCTTCCAGGCCGATATTACCCAGTGGGCCGCACGCCAGGGCCGCGCGGCCATCTTTGCCGACACAGGCCTCGGCAAGACGGCGATGCAGATCGAATGGGCCGACCAGGTGCAGCGGCACACGGGCGGCAGGGTGCTCATCTGCGCCCCGCTCGCCGTCGCGCACCAGACGATCGCGGAGGCCGCGCTGATGGGTGTGCCGGTGGCCTACGTCCGCAGCGAGGCCGAGGCCCTGGCGCAGCCGGACGCGCGCCTGTGCATCACGAACTACGACCGGATCGGCGCCTTCGGTGGCGACGCGTGGGCCGGCGTGGTCCTCGACGAGAGCTCCATTCTGAAGTCTTACACCGGCGCCACGAAGCAGGCGCTGCTGGCGACCTTTGCCCGCACGCCGTACCGCCTGGCGGCCACCGCAACGCCGGCGCCGAACGACTACCTCGAGCTCGGCAACCACGCGGAGTTCCTGGGCGTGATGCCGTCGAACGAGATGCTGATGCGCTGGTTCATCAATGACACGATGGTGGCCGGCGGCTACCGGCTGAAGGGCCACGCCGCGCGCGACTTCTGGGAGTGGGTCGCCAGCTGGGCCGCCTGCGTGAGCCGCCCCTCCGATCTCGGCTACGACGACGCCGGCTACGCGCTGCCGGACCTGGACGTCCGCCAGCATACCGTCGCGGCCGACGTGGAGCGCCTCATCGCGACGACCGGCACGTTTGTCGCGGCGACGGCGGTCTCGGCGACCGGCCTCTGGAAGGACAAGCGCGAGACGGCGCCGGCGCGCTGCGCGGTGGCGGTGGACCTCGTGGCCGCCGAGCCGGACGAGCCCTGGATCCTGTGGTGCTCCACCGACGCCGAGGCCGACCTGCTCAAGCGGGCGCTGCCGCCGGCCCTGACGGTGGAGGTGCGCGGCAGCGACGCGGCCGACGCGAAGGAGGCGAAGCTGACCGCCTTCACCACGGGCAAGGCCCGCTACATCATCACGAAGCCGCGGATCGCCGGCTTCGGCCTGAACTGGCAGCACTGCGCGCGGATGGCGTTCGTCGGCATTACGTACTCGTTCGAGTACCTCTACCAGGCGCTCCGCCGCTGCTACCGCTTCGGACAGGAGCGGCCGGTGGTCGCGCACCTGATTGTGGCGGAGACCGAGGCGAACGTACTGGCGACTATCCAGGCGAAGCAGGACGCCCACCGCGCGATGCAGTCCCAGATGCGCCAGGCGATGCAGGCGACGGGCCTGCTGGCCGCCCGCGGCGACGCGCTCCGCATCTACCACGCCCCGCTCCCGATGCGACTTCCCGCCTGGCTGAGAACGAAGGAGGCTGCGTGATGCAGTGCATTGACCAGACAATCGGCGAGCGCTTCGCGCTCTACCACGGGGACAGCTGCCAGGTGATGCGCGGCCTCCCGGACAACTCGCTCGACTACTGCATCAGCAGCCCGCCGTTCGAGGACCTGTACGTCTACTCGGACAGCGAGGCGGACCTGGGCAACTCCAAAGACACGGCGGAGTTCTTCCGGCATTACATGTACATCATCCGCGAGCTCCACCGTGCGCTGGTCCCCGGCCGGCTGGTGTCCGTGCACTGCAAGGACCTGCCGCGCTACTTCGGCCACCACGGTGCGGCCGGGCTGCACGACTTCCCCGGCCTGATTGTCCGCGCGTTCCAGCGCGCCGGCTTCCAGTTTCACAGCCGCGTGGCGATCTGGAAAGACCCGGAGATCGAGGCGCAGCGCACCAACAACAGCGGCCTGCTCTACGGCCTGCTGTGCAAGGACTCGACGGTGAGCCGCCAGGGGATGGCCGACTACCTCCTCACCTTCCGCAAGTGGCAGGGGCTTGAGGGTCTGACGGGCGTCAAGCCGGTGGTGAGCGAGGAGCGCTTCGCGGATCGGTTTCACCGCTACGTCGGGATGGAGCCGCCGGACCCGACGCCGATCGCGCAGCGCTACGGGCTGAAGGTCTACCAGAACGCGGAGGGCAAGTGGCCGAGCGTCAACCCCTTCGAGCCGGGGAGCGAGGCCTACCGCAAGTGGAGCATCCTCGTGTGGCGCCTCTACGCCTCGCCGGTGTGGTGGGACGTCTCGCAGACGCGCGTGCTCAACTACCAGATCGCGCGTGACAACCAGGACGAGAAGCACCTGTGCCCGCTGCAGCTTGACGTGATCGAGCGCGGCATCCACCTGTGGACCAACCCGGACGACGTGGTGTTCACGCCCTTCGCCGGCGTCGGGTCTGAGGTCGTGTCCGCGCTCGAGCTCGGCCGGCGCGGCGTCGGCGTGGAGCTCAAGGAGAGCTACTACCGCATCGCGGCCGCGAACCTGCGCGCGATCGAGGACCGGCCGGCGCAGGCGACCCTGTTTGACCTGGAAGCAGCATAGGAGGAACACCCCCATGGCGTACACCATCAGCCTGGCCGTCGAGGTGATCGGGCGCGAGGAGATGCTCGTGGTGCTGGACAAGCTGTGCGAGGCGCTCGAGGAGCACCGCCGCAGCACGCGGAAGTTCAAGGTCAAGAGCGAGGTGAAGGGCCTGCGCGGCAAGAGCGGGATGCACGAGGAGGTCACGTTCGAGCCGGGCGAGCTGATCGACCTGACCGCGTTCGGCCTCCCCGCCCTGCTGCCGCTGGAGCAGCTGCTGGAGGAGACCGAGACGGCGCGGAAGTCCACCCCCGTGCACGCCGCGACGCTGCGCCTGGCGCGCGACGCGGAGGTGAGCATCACCGCCGGCGGCCAGTCCGTGACGATCCCGCCACGCCGATGAGCGCCCCGCCTGTCACCGAGGGCGACGACGACGAGTCGGACGAGGACGGCGACCTGCACGACGACGGACGGAGGACGTGATGCCGCACTCCCAGACCATGGCGCTCATGACCTCGCAGAAGACGGTGGAGTGCTACTCCCCGGTGGAGATCACCGGCCGCCTGGCGCTCGCCCTCGGCGGCCCCGTGGAGCTGGACCCGGCCAGCTGCGAGGTGGCAAACCGGACGGTCCGCGCGGCCCGCTACTACACGAAGGACGACGACGGCTACATGCGCGACTGGACCAGCCCGCGCCTGTACCTCAACCCGCCGTTCGACGACACGCCGCGCTGGGTGAAGCGCTGGGCCGCCGCCTACGCCGCCGGCGAGGTGGGCGCCACGGTGCTGCTGGTGAACAGCGCGCCGGGCTACGAGTGGTGGCACGACCTGATCGACCGCGCGCCGGTCGTGCTGCTGCGCCGGCGCCTGTCGTTCCTGCGCGAGGACGGCACGCCCTACCCGGACCACCACAAGAAGGGCCAGACGGTGGCCTACCTGGGGCCGGACCTGCGCGCGTTCCTGGCGGCCTTCGGCGGGCTCGGCCGGGCGCTCCTGCCGCAGCCGCACCTGGCGGAGCTGATCGGCCGGCTGGAGACGCTCCAGACGGCGCTGAGCGACGCCCAGCGGGCGCTGCCAGCGAAGGGCGCGGACCGGGCCTACGGCGCGCTCAGCCGGGCGGCGGACGTGGCCAGCTTGGCGGTGTGGAGCGCGATGAAGCACGGCGGGGCCATGGAGCTGTGGGAGGAGCGCGCGGCATGAGAGTGACCGTATGGAAGGACCGGCGCGGCGTGGGCGAGACCTGCATGCTGCTGCCGGACGGCAACTACCGCGGGCTTGCGACCGGCGCTCTGTACCCCGCCGGCGAGTATCGGCACAGCCCCGTCTACCGCGCCCGCGTGGTGCGGATGCTGGACACGAACGAGACCGGGATGATCTACCGCCACGAGCGCGGCCACCCCGAGCTGCTCGGCCACGAGGTAGACGCTGAGGAGTCGCACCGGTACGGCGATCACCGCGTGTGGCGCTGCTACGGGCCAGACGACGCGTTCGGCTATCTGGCCGATGGCGAGATCGAGCTGCTGAGTGAGGACCCTGTACGATGACACAGCCTTCCTACGTAACAGTCACCGATCAGTTCTGCGGCGCCGGGGGGTCCTCCCTCGGCGCTTCGCACGCCGGCGCGGAGATCCGCCTGGCGCTCAACCACTGGAAGCTCGCCGTCGAGACCCACAACACGAACTTCCCGGACACCGACCACGACTGCACGGACGTCAGCGCGTGCGACCCGCGGCGCTACCCCACCACCACGATACTGATCACCTCGCCGGAGTGCACCAACCACTCGCTGGCGAAGGGCAAGGTGCGCAAGTTCCAGCAGCAGCTCGAGCTGTTCGGCCGGGCGGCGATCGACCCCGCCGAGGAGCGCAGCCGGGCCACGATGTGGGACGTCTGCCGCTTCGCCGAGGCGCACCGCTACCGCGTGGTGATCGTGGAGAACGTCGTGGAGGCCCGCTGGTGGGCGCCCTTCGACGCCTGGCTGCACGCGATGGACCTGCTGGGCTACCGCCACCGGCTGGTCTACCTCAACTCGATGTTCGCGCACCCCACGCCGCAGAGCCGGGACCGGATGTACATTGTCTTCTGGCAGAAGGGCCTGCCGGCGCCGAACCTGGACTTCCACCCACTGGCCCCGTGCGCGATCTGCGGCAGCAACGTGCAGTCGGTACAGAGCTGGAAGAACCCCCAGAAGCCGTGGGGCAAGTACGGCCAGCAGTACGTCTACCGCTGTCCGACCTGCGCCGGCGAGGTGACGCCCTACTATCACTGCGCGGCGAACGCGATCGACTGGTCCCTGCCGGCCCCGCGCATCGGCGACCGGGCCCGGCCGCTCAAGGACAAGACGCGCAAGCGCATCGAGATCGGCCTGAAGAAGTTCGGCCGCCAGGCCCAGCTGGTGGGCAATTACTCGCCCGGCTGGACGCGGCCGGTGACGCAGCCGACCGGCACGGTGACGGCGGCCGACCACCACGCGCTCGTGACGCCGCCGATGCTCGTGAACTTCGTGCAGAGCGGCAGCGAGGGCAGCCGGGCCAGCAGCGTCGAAGGGCCCTGGCCGACGCAGGTCGGCAATGTGCACCACGCCCTGGTGACGCCGCCGTTCACGATCGAGACCCAGTGGTCGCACGCCGAGGGCGACCGCAGCAGCGGCATCGATCAGGCGCTGCCGACGCAGACCGCGCAGCTCGGTCGCGGCCTGGTCGTGCCGCCCTTCATCGTCAACATGCAGGCGAACAACCCGCCCACGGCGCTGGACGAGCCCATGCCGACGATGCTGACGGGCAACCACCGCTACGTGGTCGTTCCGCCGATCCTGGTGGACCTGCGCGGCGAGAACGCACCGAAGCAGCTGAGCGACGCGCTCTCCACCGTGGCCGCCGGGGGCAACCACCACGGCGTGGTGATGCCGCCCTCGTTCCTCACCAGCTTCTACGGGACCATCCAGCAGTCGGGCATCGATGAGCCGGTTCCCACGCAGCCCTCGATCGACAAGCACGCGCTGGTCACGATGCCGTTCCTGGTGGGCACCTACGGGCCGCAGGGCCAGAAGGTGGCGGTGGCGGTGGACGCGCCCAGCCCGACGATCACCGGCACCCGCACCTGGGCGCTGGCCGCCCCGGGCGAGACGCCGGCGGTGGACGACTGCGGCTTCCGGATGCTCCAGCCGCACGAGATCGGCGCCGCGATGGCCTTCCCGGACACCTACACCGTGCTGGGCACGCAGCGCGACAAGGTGAAGCAGTACGGCAACGCTGTGACGCCGCCGGTGATGCGCTGGCTGGTGGAGCGGTGTCTGGAGGTGCTGAAGTGACCCTCACCCGCTTCTCCCGCGCCGCCCTGCGCGTCGCCTGCGCCGGCCTGGCGCTGCTGGCCCTCGCGGTCCTGGGCCTCGCGCTCGGGCTCACGCAGCTCGTGCGGCGGGGCCTGCGAGACACGCTCACCTGGGAGGGCAACCGCCTCTACCGCGCCGGCCAGCGGCTGGACGAGGCCGGGCAGAAGATCGAGGCGGCCGTGCGCATCCTCGTGAAGGAAGGGGGCTACGAGTGAGCGATCAAAGGACTGAAGGGATGAACACCGGAACACCGACCACCGAGAGCGGCGCCATCATCGGCGACGTCATTCAGCCGACCGACATTGTGAGCGCGGAGATCGAGGTCCACCCCTACGGCAGC